TCAAGTGATTGTGAGGATGTAGTTCCTCCAGTTTGACATGATGGCATTTAATATAGTCTTTATTTTAACTATATATTCGATTTTTATATGTAATCTGTAATAAGCAGCATCATAGGGTTCTCCTTGTCTAAGGAAACATCTATCGCATCCAATAAAGCAGCTACTAATTGACACTCTATCGCAAGTTCATCCTCAGAAGCATCTAAAAATGCATTGAGTTTTGAAAATATTAAATCTGTTGGATTATTTGAGTATGGAATTCCAATAGACAATAGTCCAAGACCTTCCAATAATGTGTTTAGTATCTGTAGCTCTGGATTTACAAACATATCAGAAAGATCGAATCTAGCCTTTAATATTGCAAAGTCGTATTTTATAGTTTGTTCCTCATCATCTTCGATAATTCTAGTAAACGATTTATCAGAATCTAAGGTTATTTTCAAATACTTTAAGTTAATCATTTCTGATGCGACCCTGTGCATGAAGTATATTACTGTTGCGTCCTTTCGAGGTACATGAAAGCCGTATGATTCTACTTTATTGATTTCACTAGAATAATTCTTAGAAATAAAAGTTCTCAACTGTGCTGCAGAAATAATCATGGAATTATCTCCCATCTCTCTATAGTCTAATTGATTTCTAATCTGAGCCCACATCCTGTATTCAATATAGTTATATCTATAGAATACTGTGTCGATTATTGTCGGTATGTGATTTACGTTTAAACTTCCCATTTAATACATTTCCATTGAGGTTTCTAATTTCTTTAACGATGAATACAATTCTGCTTTTGCGAAGTGTTCGAGTTCAGCGAACTCTCTATTTCCTATTTCATTATTATGCATAAACATCTTAACTGTAGCATCTTTAGGTATGTATTCATTTTTCTTCGTAGCGACCTTCTTTGCCTTCTTAGTTCTTGTATAAATCCAACCTGGAACCGCGTTAAATCGACTAGCAACCATATACCAACTATCAATAACTGCACTTCCATTAATTCCATTGATGTTAAACAACTGAGCATTTGCAGGATATTTTATAGCGAAGAAACGATTAATCATAAAATGATGTCTCTTTTTATTTCTATTGCTTATCTTTGCGTATAGCTTTGGTTTTGTAAAAAGTATCTTTATAAAGTCGAATAGTTTAGTTTCGTCTAGCATCTTAGAATAATGAATTTAAGTCTTTTGTTGCAGGCATATCTTTAGTACTACTCGTATCTAATCCAGCGAATGGATCAAATTGTTTAGGAATTATGTTAGATTTAACAGCCTTCTCCCATTCAGTTCCTTTAAGTATTGTTTCCATTCTAGAAAGATTTGAAATCATCGGTTCGATATTAATATCTCTTTCGATAGCTTCATAGATTCCTTTTTGAATAGGATCTGGTATAGTATTGAAATGCAATAACATTAAATCTAAGTTCTGATTGAATCTTACTTTAATTTCTTCTAATTCTAACTTACCAACAATTTCATAAATTAAATCAACTATAATATCTACTCTATCCTTATTAAAGAAGTGATCAATTTTAAAGTCTCCTTCCATTTCTTTATAACGATTCAATACTTGAGTTGCTACCTTTTCTGTAATTGAGAATGTTCTAATCTTTCCGGTTGAACTTTCTTTCTCCCAAGTAACAACACTTCTAATATTATCTGATTTATCTCCTTGTAGAATCTTTAAGAATATAAAGTCATCACAATTTATTTCTTCTATATCAACGCTATTGCTTCTAATCCAAGACTTTAGTTTATCTTTGGCATCATCATGCATTACATCTGAACCTCCCATATTAAATAGAAGGTCATCATTCGACATAGTATCTGTTTTACGGGTGTTTATTAGTTCTTCAAAACCTTCAAATACGATAAGTTTTCTTTTAGTATTGTAATACCATAATGAATAAGCATCACTTGCTACATTATAATCTACTAGTTGAATTAAATCTCTATCACCAGTCCAAACAATTGTGTTTTTACCTGTAGCATTTAATTGAGTTGCCCATCCGAATAGAATATCATCAGCCTCTGCTCCATTAACTCTATTGATAATAACACCTTGTTTTGCTAACACTTCTTGAAATTCCTTATAAACACTAAATACAGCATCCCAATTCACATCGCTTTTCTGTGTTCTTGTTCCTTTGTATTGTGCTTCTGGAAATAAATCCTTTCTCCATGATTTACTATCAACAGCCAATACTATTTGGTCTACGAATGGAGACATTTTTCTAGTTTCTGATGCAAAATCAATGCATAGTTTTCTCATGAATTGCGATTTACCTACATCATCTCCAAGTAATTGATCTCCTTTTGTTCTTGGTAATACAAATAATCTACTATGAATGAAGTAATTTCCGTCTATAATAAGTGTATGTTTACCTAATTTCTTTGTTCCCATAATTATGATTTTATAATAGTTTGTAATTTATACACACATGATAGCATTGTTATTACTGGATCTATAACTAAACCTCTTTGTGCCTGATGCTCAGCAACGGCAACTGCTATCTGTGGTATGTGTCTTATATTGTTTGGTTTCTCAGTTTGTACATATTCTATAAACTCTGCACCTAATGTCTGTAGAATATCATCTACTCTATTAGAATACTCGCTTACTAAATACTTATAATTCTTTGCTGGATCCATTTCATTAAAAATTAACTCAAATACATCTTTATAAACACTATTAAATTTCTTTACATCATCTACTGTAATGTTTTTAATTCCTTGTGTTTTATAACCTTGTAGTTTATTTAATGTAGTTCTTAAATCTGGAAAGTTTCTTCTTATGAATTCAACCAATGCTGGTTTTTCAATAGTCATATCTTCTTTACCGCAGATCTCATGAACCCTTCTAATATATTTCTTTGTTAAATCCAACTCTTCAGCCTTATCAAAGTCAAAATCAATAACTTCAAATCTACTTAAGATAGGATCTGGTAATTTATTAATGTAATTACACGTCGCTATAAATCTTGAATTAGATGCGAATAACTCCATCGTAGCTCTTAATGCTTTAAAGAATTGGTCAGATACTCCATCAACCTCATCTAATATAACTACTTTAAATTTACCTTGGTCATCTAATATTGACATCGTACTACAAAAATCAATAATTCTTGTTCTAATAACATCAACCGAAGTATCAGTACTTGCATTAATGTAGATGTATGGTAATTCAAAGTGGTTTACTATAGCTTTTGCCATTGAGGTTTTACCTGTTCCAGGTGATCCTGTTAATAGCATGTTCTGTGTTAAACCGTCCTTAAATTTATTCATTACCGATTCTGGTAAAATAAGTTCATCTAAATTCTTAGGTCTGTACTTTTCTGTAAATAGTGTGTTAATCATATGTTTATTTTATAGATTTATATGTGAAATATGTGTTTTGTTTAACTTAAATATATAGTTATATGCCAAAACATTCCATACATTCGCTTAAGATTGAAAGAGATCCTTTTATCGGGTATAATAACCAACAACGAAGAAGTTGCTTTGGGATATACTACGACAAACTTAAAAAGTATCAGAGACTTTTATTAGTGTCGAATCCTGTTATGAAAAATAGAACAGACGATGATAACTTCATATATGCCATATTTAAAGCATTTAATCCTAATAAGAAAAATAAGGATGTTAAAGTTTACTGGGACGTTACTACTGAGAGTTTTGTTTCTAGAGATAAACTTTTAAAAAACTACAACACTATAGAGTGGCGCTGCGCAATTTCTGGTGAACCAATCAGGTCTAGTATAGATAATTTCGATCTGGAGAACTTCGTTCATCCGGATTATCATGAGGTACTAGACGCACCTATGGTAGATGGTAGAATACTAAAGTCTTCTGTTGAATTTCGAAAACACATAAAAAAACTCCTACTGAATCAACAGAAGGAGTTCCTTAAATATGCTCGTAAAAATTCTAAACTATAATAATCTTCTTAATCTTTCTGCAACTGATTGACTTTGATATTTAGATTCAGTAAGAATTGCATCAGATTTAATTTTAGTTACTCTAGCATCTAAGATAGAACCTAATTTAGTACCATCTAATTGCCAATTTTCTAAAGCACCAATATCTGTAATAGCTTTTTTAGCATTTTTGATAGCTTCTGCATCTCCACTTTCTTCAGCAGCAACTAAAGCCGCTTTAGCTTTTACTAATTTTGCTTCTTTCTCAGCTTGATCTATAGAGTCTTGTTTCATAGAATCATTCTCCTCCTTATCTTCTGCGTCTCTTTCTTCTTTAGAAAGTGCAGCTCTTCTATCATCTTCTTTTTTCTTTGCTAGTTTTTCTGCTTCTATTTGTTCTGGTGTTTTCTCTTTCGGCACTACTTTTGTTGTATCATCAGCAGGTGGAGTTACTTTATCAGTAGCAGGTGGAGTTACTTTATCAGTAGCAGGTGGAGTTACTTTATCAGTAGCTGGTGGAGTTACTTTAACTTTCTTTTCTTTCTTTATTGCGTTATCTCTAATTGTCTGAGCTCCTGCTTTTTTCTCTGGCGTAGTAGGTTCAATTTCAGCTAAAGCTTGTTCTTCTTTTCTATACTTATCACTTAGTTCTTTCATTTTATGCTTTAGCTCCTTGTTTCTATTAGGATCATTTGACATACCCGTAGTTGCTTTGATAGCTGCAAGCTGACCTTTGATTTTTTCAGAAGAAAGAGACCTTCTAACTATATCACCTTTACTAGAGAATTTATCATCAACCATAGATTGCAACGTTTTCTTTTGCTCTTTTGCCGATTTAACCTTGTCTCCTAGTTTATCTTTATTTTGTTTCGCATCTGCGTTATCTCTTGCAAATTCAAGTGCTACTATATTCATTTTAACCTTATTAACTTTAGCTTGAGATTTTCTAGCTTTCGGTGACCACCACATCCATTGCATTATAGCAGATGGAGTACCGTCTCCTTCTAGAATTTCTTCTTCGATAGAATCTAAGTCTTCAGCTATAGAATCATATAAAGACTCTAATGTCGTTAAAATATCCGATGTTGTTTGTGTTATTGGTGTAGCTGTTGCATTTTCCATTTCCTCACGGATTAATCCAATTAGCAGTTCTTGAGTAAGTTTCATATTAATTTCTTTTTGTTTGTTATAATCTATATATCTAATTAAATACGTTGATAATTATCTGGCCTAAAGACAAAAAAAGAGGAGCCGTTAAGCTCCTCTTTTAAATAATACTATTAATCAGTTATAGATTAAAATGTATGTCCAGTTACAGTAAACTTCAAGTATTGAGTTTCTGGGTGGTGTCCAGCTTCAACTAATGCGAATCTAGATTTAACAGCAACTTTAGGAGCCATAGTTCCTTCAGCAATTGTTTGAACAGATTCAGCCATTAAGTAAGGCATAAATACTAATCCAGCACCGTTACCATCACCTTTTCTACCAACGTTAATTACTCCACTAGCAAAAGCTAAGTTAGGGTCAGTATAAATAGTAACACCAGCAACAGAACCTACAGGATAAATACCTCCAGCGTTTTGGTTCAATGTGTTAGATATTGGAGCTGGTGCGTAACCAGCAACTGATTGTAATTGTGAAGCAACTTGTCCAGATACAACAGCAAAGTTACCAGCACCTCTACGACCTCTATTAGCAATTAAGTTAGCTCCAGCTAAAATAAGTGTTAATATTCTACGGTTGTTAGATGCAGGAGTAGCTCCACCACCTGGAGCAGTACCTAAATTCGTAGATAAATCAGTAGCACCGTTAGTTACGTTCAACGCACCTAAAGTATCGATTTTACCAAGAATCATTGAGTTAATAGATTGAGTCAATTCATTAGTTAATACTGTCTCTACTTGAGCAACAGCATCTACACCAAATTGTTTCAAATCTTGAACTTGCTCTCTAGTAACTGCAGCAGCAACTTGGAAAGTCTCAGCAGCGATTGTTTTACTATAAAGCGTTAATCCCATTACTTTATCTGGCGTTTTTTCACCAATACTTCTTTCGTAAGGAGTAGCAGCACTACCTTGTTCAACAGTTTCAACACCAGAAAAACCAACGATATGGTCTTCCATAGCAACAACTAATTCAATACCAGTAACTGCTCTATTTGGAGTTTGTGCAAGAGCAGCAGCAGTTAAATCCAAAACCACAGTACCTAATGTAACATCTCCAATTAATCTATAGATGATTTTACCATCAATTCTAGAAGTACCTACATATTGATATCCAGAGTAGTTAGTAGCAGAAGCAGTAATATCTGCAGCAGTACCACCATCAAGACATTTTACGTAAGTTACGTTAGTCTTAGTTTCTAAATTACCACCAGCATAACTAAAGTCTAAGTAAGACAATAATCCCATTGGTCCAGCCATAGGAACTACAGGTACTAAGTCTAAACCGATAGTTTGAGCAGCAACTTGCATTGCTAAAGGTAATAAAGACGGTGCTTTATCACCAGAACCTGTTGCAGGACTAGCGCCAACTGCACCAACAGATGCAACGCCCATTCCACCTAAGTTCATTGGGTTTAAAGACATAATGTTAGCCTCTTCATAAAGTTTATGGTTGTGACAATATTGTGACATCCATCCTAATTTTACTGATTCAGTAATTCCAGTTGCAGACTCGATAATCGGGCTCCAAGTGTCATTAATTTCAGCTTCGTTAATTAAATTCATTTTTTTAAATTTATTTTTTTGTTTGTTTTCGATTATACGACAAGTTTTTTCTTCTTACTCATCAATCGATTGGTTAGTTATATATCTAGATATTTTTATGAGTTTTTTAATTTTTAGCTTTTCACAAAAAAAGAGGAGCCGTTAAGCTCCTCTATAATTTATATATGTTCTATTTAATTATCTATTCTTAAATCTCTTAGAAATTTGAGCTTTCATATCCTCTAAATCGTATAACGATTTTGGAGCTTCTTCAACAGTATTTGCTTCGTTTAAAGTTTCTACCTTTTCCATAACAACTGAAGTCTCTCTCATATCTCTAGTTTGCCAGAAGTTCTTAACCTGATAAGCAGTTTCAGTTCTTTGGTATTTAGATTGTGCGATTAAAGAAGATTTCTTAGCTTCAGATAATGAATTCCAAGTTTCTTTATATTCAGCTGGCATCAATTCAACAACTGGAAGTTCAGCTTCAGTTTTTTGTGTTAATGCAGTACTCCATAGAGAAACTATTTGATTTTCAGATAAGAAACCATTTCCTTCAACAACTCTTAATACTTTAGTTTTTTCATCTTCTTCTAAAGCTTTAAAATCATTTATTACTGATTCAGATACAAAGTTAAAGAAATTAGGATCTGTTGATGGTTTTCTATTAGAAGCATCTATAATATTCTTAAGTGATGCGTGAACCTCGTCTCTATAGTTTGAAACAACTAATTCAGATTCAGTTACAATATCTAATTCTAATTCAAGGTCTTCTTCAACCTTCTCAACACCATCTTCATCTTCTAAATCAGTAGCGTCAACTTCCTCTTCTTCAGCAGGAACTTCAGCTTCTTCTTCTTTTTCGATTTCTTTACCAGCACCGTCAATTTCATCTTCTAATTCAGCTTCTACTTCAGCTTCTTTATCAGTTGGAGTTTCATCAACTTCTTCGCCATCAACTTCAGTAGGTTCAGTAACGTCTTTTGCCTCATCTTCTAAATCTTCCTTTTCGATTCCAGCACCTTCATCTTCATCACCAACTTCTAAAGCTTCAGCAGCAACTTCAACTTCTACATCAGCAACAACCTCAGGTTCTACTGTTTCATCTTCATCTTCTTCAGATTCATCTTCTTCAGTAACTTTACATTTACAATCTCCACCACATCCACAATCTTCAGCAATTTCTTCATCTTCTTTGATTGTTACTGGGTAAGTTTTACCTTCAAATTCAAATTCGTCTTTACCAGCGTCTTTAGCTTCTTTAGCAGCTTGAGCAAATGCGCGACCTTCTTCAATAACTTCTTCTTCAGAAACTATTTCAATATCTAATTCAAAGCCTTCATCTACGATATCGATTTCTAAATCTTCAACTACAGTTGGGTGATCGTTAGGAAATGCAACGCTAGTTCTACCTTTGCTATCATTATTTGCAGTATATCTCTTAAGCAATTCAATTCCAGCAGCAGTTGGATGCTCTTCACCATCAAGGTCATCAGTATCTCCAACAGCAATATCACTAATACCGTCTTCAACGATTAAGTTTTTATTAACAGTTTCAGCAATGTATTCTGTATAAGCTGTGATTTGGTCCATCTTTTCGTTAATACCATCTACAGTATCTGTACTTTCGTTAAAAGATTCTGCTAAATAGTTAGTATATTCTTTAACATCATTTACTCCGTCTGCCATATGTTCTGCATAAGAAATACTGCTGTCTAAAGTTTCAGCTAAATAACTAGTGTATTCTTTAATTTTTTCTATTTGTTCGCTGTAATCAACAGTTTCTGTTACCGTTTCTGGTTCTTCAGATTCCTTTGCTTCGTTTGCTTCAGTTAATGATACAACAGCTTCTTTTAATGATTTAATCTCCTCAGATAAATATTTAGAATATTTATTGAAATCATCAACGCTTACAACCTTTGAGTTTTCTTCGTTTAACATTATTTTGTTTGTTTTATTTTCTATATTATCTTCTATTAGTAATTCTTCTGTAGAATCCATTTCATAAATTTGAATATCTCCATCTTCAGAGAATCCTAAAGATTCGTTAATTCTTGTTAATTCAGCATTTGCAAATCCAGGATCTGCTACTAAATCATAAGTAAAAAGCTGCTTAATCTTAACTTTTCCGTTAGATTCAACAGCTCCAGCAGCTCTAGATGAAATTTGTAAAGGAACACCAGCATCAACTAATGCTTTAGCTTGTTTTCCAGCTTCAGTATCTAATAATCTGATTCTTCCTCTAACTTGTTTTGTTTCTTCGTCGTATGTTAATTCTTCAATTATGTGAGAAACGTTCTTAAGAGATATATCAAAGTTAGCTGGATGGTCTAATTCTCCTAAAAGTTTAGAAGATTTAATTTTATCCTGTAATGCCTTAATTTGTGGAACGTATTCGCTCTCAGTGTAGATTCTGTTATTTTTGTTCTTAACGTCTATCTCACCGAAAATACCCTGTAGAATGTATTCACCGGAATTTTCTTTATTTAATTCTAGGTTACCTGCTGACCTTTCAAGAATTAAAAGATTTTTTTTATTCATCATGTGATTTTATTATGTTTGTTTATATATCTTAGTAAAAAACTCATTTTTTTAGATTTTTAAATAGTCATATCTAAATCATCAGTTCCATCACCAGCAGCTTTTTCTTTTTCTTCTTCAGCCTCCTTTTCAACTTCTTCAGCATTTGCCTCTTCCTCGTATCCAGCAAAGAACGTAATTAGTTTAGACATTTCAGCTTCTGTAAAAGAACCATTACCATATGAACTATAAAAATAATCTTTAAATTCACCCTCAGTCTCAGCAGCAGTAATTGCTCCGAGTATTTCAGCACCTTTAATTTCGCGGTCTAATTTTGCAACATAGACATCGTCTACTACTACTTTAGACTCTTGTCCTGTTACAGCATCTTCTTTGATACCTCCAAATTCGTTATATGTTTTAATGTGTTTCATAGTTTTATATATTTGTTTTTATGCGATGCTCCATTTTCCATATTCGTCAGAAACTACAAGTTGATCGGCAAAAACCTCTGCAGTTTTCCAACTATTTTTAGATGTAATTCCCTTATCACCCTTATGTTCTATTGTAATTTTAGATGATTTAGGGTCTTTTTTATCTAAAGTTATCTTTTTAATAACTCCAGTAATAACTTCAGAATTAAGCCTAAACGTAACTGTTTGTCCTTTTTTAAATCGATCGCCACCTTGATGTAAGAATTTCGATTCTGATATGAATGCTTCAAATAATTTAATGGGTTTCATAGTTTTATATATTTATTTTTACATTCCCATTGGGTCAATTTCTGGTTCTTCAGCATCGACAGCAGCTGCTCTAGCTCTATATGCTAAATTAGCTTCTTTATCGTCTGGAGAAAGTTTTAAGTATCTATCAACTAAGAATTCCATATCGAAGTAAGGTAATTCTTCCATTGTTAAAGGGTCAACCTTCATTAATGAATCCTGCATAGTACTTACGAATTCTAATCTTCTCTCCATTATTTCCATTTGCTTCAATTCAGCAAACATGTTTTCTTCGTTAAATTGTAGTGCAATTTGTGTTTTAAATTGAGGGTCATTTGCAAACTCTGGAAATTTCAAACACATTTGAATATACAAAGGTTTTACTAATATCTCTTGGAATGAAGACCTTAATCTTTTAATAAACTTAGCAAACTTGATTTCATCTCTAATCATTCCATCAGCAGCCATTGAATATTCTTCTCCTCCATCCTCATACATAAATCTACTGTAAGGAATTTTAGAAACTTGTTTTAATTTATCTGAAAAATACTTTAATGCTTCTGTATCAGATAATTCTGGTCCTTCAGAACTTAATGTTTCAATTTCTGGAGATTCACCATCTTTACTAGGCAACCAGTATTCTTTATTAAATTGTAACATTGGTTTACCATTAGTTTCTAATGATGCTGATTCCCAATCAAAATCTACAACTTCTTTATAGTTACCCATCAATTGTGCAAGAGATTGTTTCGCTCTTGTTTTAGATTTACCTCCAACTGGAATAACAAATTTCATTCTATATGATGAGTTTGTTACCGCCCAAATAACTCTAGTATGTTCCATAATTCTTAATAAATTAAATGAACGTACTAATCTTTCTACATAACTTACTCTTGATGTTGTAGTTATAGAACTATATGAGATATAAACAACCTGCGAATCGTATAAATTTCTTTCTTTTTGAGGATCTCCTTTAAATTGAGTCCACATTTTTTTACCATCATCTACATTTAAACCTGGTATTAAAGTTACTGGATCAATTTCTTTAAAACCAATAATTTCTGTTTGATCAGGACTATAAATAATCTCAAATGCTAAATAGCCATCAACCATAAATTTTCTAAAGTAATACCAAACTGACTGGTCTGTTGCAAACCCATAATATTGGTATATTTGTCTAAACGCTTTTTGCATGTATGAATTGACCTCTTCATTAACATCCATTCCTATAAGTTCTGGAGAGCCAATAAAGTTTTTGTTATCATATACTATAGATTCATCACAAAGAATATCTAAGATGTCTTCTATTTCGTCATACATTGAGAATCTTCTTAACTCATCTCTTTTGCCTACATAGTTCTGGTCAAAGAATGGAATATTCTTTCTCATTCCAGTGTCTGCCATTGAGAATGCAGCAAAAGCGTCATACATATTATCAGGGTCTGCACCCATCATATTACCCATTGCTAGGCCGCCGTATCCCATGGCATCTTCAATAGGCCCAATTGCTTGAGACTGTCTAAGTACCATATCATCGTATTGCATCCCAAAAGAGGATAACTTCTTCAAGCTATCCTTTAGGCTAAATGGTGTTTTACCACTTCCTCTATTACCTCTATTTACAAATCCTGCCATTTTGTTTTGTTTTTATTTCTTTATTATATATCTTAATTCTTCATGTACTGTGAATGCATTGCCCGTACCATCCTAACACTAGCACCATTTAACTCTATTAAATTAGCTAGAGCTATTTTAGGCCAGGCAGTATATGCTACAGTTGCTTGTAATTGCTTTCTTTCAACTATATACTGTCTTATTGCGAAACCGAAGCCGAATCTATCTAACCAAGCCTTTACTCCGTCATAAGTCACTCTAATACCTCTTTCACGGCCAGCATTAGCTCCTTTAGCTCCAGCTATTTGACCCTTCATAGCCTCATATAACTCATCGAGCATCTGTTCTTTTACTCTAATCGGTAGGAGATTCAAATTAACTCCCATATCGTTTTTGTTCTTAGAATCTAAAGCTAAAACTACAGGATGCTGATCAAACCATGGTAAATCCTTCGTAATAGGGTCTTTATATACAAAGCTATAAATCTTACCTGGTTGAAATCTTTCTCTTACATTAGAAACTTCAGTTACCTTTCTATTGCTTCTACCCTTATCATACCATTCATCCGCAAAAGACCTGGCAGCTCTCTTGCTACCATGTAATTTAATCATTTTTTGTATTTCAGACTTAACGTAACCCATTTCCTATAGTATCTTCTGTTAAGACAATAAAATTCCAATTTCTGCCTTTACAATATTCTTTTGCTGCTCTATATTTATCCATGTTTTTTACATATGCCTCGCACAAGAACTTATAGGATTTTAATGCTTTTCCTGATGTCTTCTTTGGCATAACTGGCTTTTGGATTTGAGCCTTTGGTTTTATTTCAACTAAATATTCTTTGAATGTTCCATCTCCCTGTATAGCTTTAAAGTAGAAGTCTGGATAATATCGGTGTGGTCTGTTGTCTTGTCTCGAAAGATATTTAATTTCTATTGGTTCACTAGACCATACAGCCACCTTATCATGAGTGTCACACCAAACCATAAACTTATGTTCCCAAGAACTTCTGAAGATTATATCTCCAGTTCCTGCGTATTTGTTTGGATTTTGGGGTTTGTAATATCCTTGCCTATACGCAGATTGCTTAGTTGGCTTAATATTCTTAATAGACATTCGTTATATTGAATAGATACCAGTCTGGTGTTCACTGCTCCCAGATCCACTGTTAATAGACAAAGTACCTTTATATTTTTTAGGGTGTATTTTATTCCATCCTTTTGCATATCCTCTTTTTGCGATTTCTGTAAAATAAGCGAAAGCGTTTGGATATTTTGGGTTAAAGTTTCTCCAGTATTTAAGCAAATCTAATAAAGCGAATTGTAAGCAATCTGACCTATCGTCTTCACTAACATATCTCATTCTATTAATCGCTCGTTCTGCTAAAAGAATTAGCATCTTTTCTGCAGCTTTTGTTAATTTATCTTGATCTTTTGAAAGAACCATCTCGTCGTACAGATCCCTATTGTTAAGATAATTCTTTGATTTTCTTTTCTTAGCCATGTTTAATTTGTTTAGTATTATATAGAGCTACAAGTAAAAGTTTATAACTTGCGTTTTATGTTGTTTCTAGCAATCTTATCTTCCCAAAACTTAATTTCTGATACTAACATCTTATCAGCTTTTTTTAGGTCGCCTGACATTTTAAAGTCATGTGGTATTTCACCTCTTAAATCTTTAAGAAATATTAAATTATCATAACATTCCTTTTTATCAGCTCTGTGTTTATTATATTCCATCGCCATTAATAGTTCCAGTATCTTTAATAATCAATCCATGCTGATGACCTCCTCCAAGAAGAGTTGAACTTTCGTTTGCTGTGTTATTAGATGCAGTACCTCCAGTTAATGCAACTAGTGGCTCTTCCAACAATGAAGAACCAGTAGCACCTGCAACTGGTGGTGCAGAACCAACGCTACCTACTACAGATGTTTGAGTATTGTTATTATACATTCTTTTACCAGAATGCATTTCAGTTAATTGTTCGAATGATGGTATATGAGAACTTACTTCAATTGAAAAATTAGCTTTATATTGTTCCTTATCATCGAATGTGAAATCAATAGGTCTTGCTATTTCAAAATCGTCTGGTAATGCATATTGTGCTGGTAGTCTAAAGATTCCTTCCTCTAAATGACCAACCTCAACGTTGTAATAATTAGTTTTGTATAGTGTTTTTGCGATAGCTTCTGTAATCTTTAAAGCATCTAACATTGATGATACTAGAATTTCAATATCGAATGACATTGTGATTGGAATCATTTCAAATTCAGCTGTATAATTCTGTAATATGCCCGATGCATCCATTTTAGTATATTCTCCTCTTATCCCTTTGTTTACTAATCTACCGGAATCTATTGATAGGCTAGATAAATTTGCAACACCTCTAGGTACTGCATCATAATTACCATCTGCTCTACCAGGAACAGGATCACATCCAGGTCCACCTGGTAAATCAAACAAAAAATGGTCTCTAAGAAACTCATCATCACCTGTTATAGAGTAGTAGAATGGAACATCTACAGTAACTCTTTCAGTTGCGCTTGTTTGTCTTTTAAAAAAAACTTTGTTATTTAGATCTGCCAGCAAGCCGATAATCATATGTCTGATTACTGAATCGTCTGAGTTATACTTAAGATTGTATGTTGCCATTGAGCTATTCTATTATTTCGATGTCGAGTTTTGAAAATCCGTTCTCTTTATATATTTGGATTTTCTTATCAAATAATTCTCTTGGTAGTTCTGTGTGGTTTATCACAAAAGTATTTATTTGGTTCTCTCTAATAACAGTACCGAGTATCTTTACGATATTATGAATACCATCAGCATCAATAGAACTCAGCAACTCGTCTAAAAATAATAGGTTTAATTCTGGAAATCTTAACTTTAATAATTTTATAAGTGCTATAATAACTACAAAGTCAGCTTTTTTACGTTCTCCTGTTGAAAGAGTCATTGGATTTATCTCTTCACCTAAATGATTTACGATACAATTAAATTTATCATCAAACCTTACTTGAAAATGTAAATGCATTGTAGTTAACATTGCAGCAATATTAGTATTTAATACCGGTAAGATAGACTTAACCGCCATATTTTTAATACCATCTTCACCTAAAATATCTTCAACAATATCTAAGAATGAAAAGTCTGCGTTAAGTTCATCTCTTTCACTTGATTTGGTACTTGACTTTTCTTCAAACTCTTTAATGATCTGGTTTAAATGTTTAAAATTCTTAGCAGTATCACTGTTCTTAATAGCTAGTATTTCTTTCTTAAATCCTTCAATTTGAGAGTTTATAGAAGATACTTTAATGTTAACCATACCGCTCTTTTCTCTTAAAGCAGCGATTTGTGTTTTTATCTCAGATACTTTTAATTGAGCAGATTCTATTTCAGTCGGTAGAACACTAACGTCATTTACTAGACCGCACTTTCTATCCTTGTGGAAATCTGTTGTTAGTTTACTCTCACATGTAGGGCATATATTATTTTCATAAAGTTTAACCTGTGCCTTTATGCTCTTTAACTTAAATGAAAGTCTATTGAATTCTTTCTGGTCTTCTGTTAATTGAGTTGAAGATTCTGTAATTTTACCAGTTATAATAGTACTTACACTGCCTAGTTTTGTTCTTTGTTCTCCTAAACTAATCAATGAGTTTTTTAGTTCTAATATCTTTTCTTTGTTCTGTTCCTTAGATTCGTCAGTTAGCTCATTTAGCTTTGTATTAACTGACATTACATTTTCGTTTATTTGATTCAGTTCAGCATCATATGCCTCAATATCAGACTTTATATGCTTTCTTTCCTCTTTTAGTGAGTTTTGCATATCATTTAATATAGAAAAACCAAACATCCTATCTATAATTCTTTTCTTATCATAAGTTGACATCGTCAAAAATGACTTAAAATCATTTACAGATAAAATAATAATGTTCTTAAAAACATGATAAGGTATACCAAATATCTCTTCTTCTAAGTATTCTTGTACTGATTTCTTACCAGCTTTATCAAACTCTACTCCATTTAATTTTACTTCAAATTTACCAGGCGAAAGACCTCTTTCTATTTCAACTGTAGTTCCTTTACATGACAGTTTAATATTAACTAAAAGTTCTTTGTTAATTCTATTCGGAAGGTCTCCAAGCTTTACACTTTCTACCTTTCCATATAGAGCAAAAACTATAGCATTTGCAATAGTCGTTTTACCATGTCCGTTTTTACCTAACGTTAATATAAGTTCAGCACTATCTCCGTTTAACTCTACTCTCTGTACAGTATTACCGTAACTCGCAAAGTTCTTAAATTCAATGTATTCTATTTTCATTTATTCAGCGTCTGGATTAAAATTGTAAGCACATAAACTATGTAGCATGTTTAATTTTGATTCTATCTTTTCTTTGGTCTTATCGTCGTATGTACTGTTCTCTAAATAAACCTTAATAAGATTTATTACATCATAGTTTTTATATAAGTCGTCTTCATTAATATCTGACATTTCAATATCTACCAAAGAATCTTCATCGTATATTGTTGGTTCTATTCTTCGTCCAATTCCTTGAATCTTATTGATTAACTTAGACAATGCAGAAGTTGTTGCAATATGTGCTGGTACGTAAAGGTCTACAAAATTATCTTTTATAGCTTCTTTAAAATCTCCTAAAGTCATATCATAGATATTTGCCAAAAAGAACTTAACAAACTTAGGAGATATTATGTTTTCAATAAAGGTCTCTTCCATCGTCGACAAATCAACCATGTTAAATCCTTTAGTATTATTAATATCACTTCTTGTTAATTCATATGGAGTACCAACCAGTCTAAGAACTCCTTTAGTCTGTCTATAATGTATATGTCCACTGTATACTGCTTCGAAGTTGCGGTATGCACTAATATCAATACCATGTATATTTTTAACTTTAGAATTCAAAGAGACACCAGTCACTTCTGAGTGACAAAACAATATATCTGCACTTGGGAATTCTGCTAAAGTTTCAGCTTCATGTTCTGGTCCAATTCTCCATGGCATCATTAAAACATTTTTGCCAGCCCATTTAAGCATTTTAGGTTCCTTATAAATAGAAACGTTAGGAATCCATTTTAATGAATCTATAGAAGTCACATCATTAGATTTCTTAGCCCATATATCATGGTTACCTGCAATCACATGAGTAGGTAGGATCTCTCCTAACCTCTCAAATAAATCTACAGCATAATGAAGTACCTTAAGATTAATACTTTGTCTATTATCAAAAGAATCTCCTACCTGTACTAATATGTCTCCATCTTTTACATGCTTTTTAAGATGTGGTATAAATTGTTTTTCAAAAAAGTCTTTATGTATTTGAAGCCATTCCAAAGAATTAGAACGCACGCCTAAATGCATGTCTCCTAAAATCCAAATACGTTTAACCTCCTTGTTTAGCGTTTTCGCATCTATCATGTTAGAATAATCTATTAATATTTCTTTTACCAAGAACTCCTGTTTTGTTATCAAGCTCAGTAATTAAATCTTCTTTGAATTTATTACCAAGTGATGAATAAAACTTAGAAGGATTCACATTAAAGTAATCACAAAGAACTGAAAATACAGTAATCATAGAATGACCTCTATGTAATTCATCGTTCATGAAATCATAAATATCGTTAATGTCTATCTTTTTTAATTTCTTAGACTGATTGAATTCGTCGATCTCGTTAAATTTATTAAATCTCGAGTTTGTTACCAATTCATGAACTTTATCCATTATAATATCTTCCTCAATTTTATCTTCTTCGTCTCTATCATCTGAATATGATGGTGCAATCGCAAATGTTAAACTAGTGTCGAATTCGTATTCTTGCTCTTCGAATGTATTATCGAATATCTTATCTCTTTTTGTTCTTTCTCCCATTTTATTTAATTCTATAGTTCGTGAATATTCGATGTTGCCATCTCGTCAGTTTCTGTTAATTTCATATAAGAGTAATTTATTTCTAATTTACACTTGTTTCCTTTTCCTTCTCCATCTCTAATCTTTAATATCTTCAACCAATATTCATAATTGGCTCGCATAATATCATCTTGTATGATACCTAACATAACATCAGCAGTGTGTGAAAGTCCTGCAGATTCTGCAATATCTCCTAATCCAATATCACTCGAGTTATAATTGTTTCTATTAATCTGAGTAGCTGTTACGATCAACCAATTATTACGAATACCCATTGCTCTTAAATCCTCTGCAATTTGTTTAATCTTCATATAAGTATTCTCAGTGTTGAGGTTTCTATAATTAGCTAATATATTTATATAGTCAATCACAACTACACCAAGTTTTATCTTTCTTTCTTCTTCGATTTGTTTTAAATATATCTCAATATCTGGTACAGTTGCTTGAGAAGTTGGGAATTGCTTGACAAATAATTGTCCAGGTGGAGTAAATCCATTACCAACAGTTTCTAACTTTCTTTTAATTAAATCTTTGTTCTGTGCTTTCTCATCATATTCATTAATTGGAATGTTTAATAAGTTAGCTCCGATACGTTTCATAAATTTATGAGCTGACATCTCAGCAGTTACTACTGCAGTATTTGTTCCCATCTTCACGAAGTTAGCTGCATCATTCGCTAAATAAATAGACTTTCCAATATTCTGTTCTCCTACATAAACTACTAAAGTACCATCTTTATCATAACCTCCACTAAGTGCTCTATCTAAGAAATTGTATCCTGTTGATATTTTTACTGCATCTTCTTGATGGTGATCTGCTGGATTAAAAAAGTCTAGACCAATATCTGAGTTGAATGATATAGAGTTCCTGTCGTTGATTAACGATTTTACTTTGTTAATTATACTGTCCGTATTTTCCGGTGTTACCTCTGTTGTCTTGATGTACTCTATAGTATCAATCAGCGTTGTGTCAAAGTTCCTCCATTTAATCCAACTTTCAGTGGTATTGTTTAACCAGTCTTCATCATATTGTGAAAGGTCAGTTTCATATATAATATCTATAATGCTAGCATCTATGTTTGCTCCAATCTTACTATTAGAAAGTAAAAGCTTCATTTGCTCAACTTTAGGAGCCTCATGGAACTTATCATAAAACTTAACCGCTAGTTGATGCATTACATCAATATCATCAGAAGAATAAAATCCTCTATTAATGGTTCCTAAGTACTTTGGCTTTACTAATGATAGTTTAAAGAATACCTTCTCAAAATCTTTTCCGAATTGCATGTGCTATTTTTTATAAAAATGGGTTAATTAGTATTCTATATGATTCTTTGCCTATTGTTTCATTTATAGGTTCAAAGTATCCTTTCTCAATACCTTCAGAAAGTCCTAAGTCGATTTGAATATCTTTACCTTTTGCTTGGTAATCCGTAAGGGCATTCCTAGTGAATGTATCCTTTTGACGATCTGGCTGGTATACTGCTCTGGCTATAAATACATGTAGTATATCTAGCGCATTTGGAAAGTCTTCTGATTGTTCTTGTATTCCGAGTATGTATCTTAGTGGCAGCTTATTTTCATCAATCTTATTAATGTTAAGTTTACTCATCTGCTAAAATATCTTCAAGTACCTCGTCTGTTGCCTCTACGTTGTAGTTAAATAAAGGATATACTTCTTTGTTTATTTTCTCAAGTACGTCTTGTGTGAAAACTACATCTGAAAAGAAGTCCTTGTTTTTAACAGCATAATCTAAATGTTCGCAAATCCAAGTTCTTGCAGAATCTCTTGGCGTCTTAACTCCTTTTTCAATAGTTCCTCTTGTAATACCGCAAACATCCCAACTAACATATTGTTCTAAACCAACATATTTATTCATACCTTCGGTAAAATGTAAGTGGAATTTAATAGGATGAGGTCTTGCAAATCTATTTTTATCTGGTTTTGCAGTTACTATAATTCCAACTTTATCAGTACCGTCTTTTAATTGAGCTCTGTTTAACATTAGTACTACAGAAGCCGCATAAGCAGGTCCAGTACCTCCACCAGCAATACTCATTGGAATAAAACTCTGTGATTGGTATGTGTGATTTGTAAATATAAATGGTATCTTTAAGTCAGCTAACGGAGTCATTATAATTCTAAAGATTGACTTTAAAATCTTTGCTCTTGTCATATCTGCTTTACCAGATCCTGATGCAGCATCTTCAATTTCTTTAGCAGTCGCTAAATTTCCAGCTGAATCTAATATAATCATCAACTTAGGAACCTTTCCACCAGATCTCTTAACTTCTTGTAGCTTATGTGTAATTGTAGTAACTGAAGTTCTAAAGTCCTGTACTGTATTCATTGGTTGGTAATTTACTTTAGAAGTATCAATACCGAATTTCTTCATTTGGTCTTTATCAACTGCAGCCTCAGAATCATAAAAGATAATACTGTATCCCATGTTGATTGCTTCTCTCATTGAATTCAATACTAAAAATGTTTTACCAGTTCCAGATGGTCCAGCAATAGAACAACTTCTATTGTTTGGCCAACCTCTAAACATATCGCCTGAAACACAAGCATTTAAGTGGTAGTTACCGGTGTTAATCCATTCTGTTACTTCTGAGAAATTAGACTGATCCATAATAGAACCCATAGGATTCATAGATGCTAATTCTTTGTTTACATCATCAAATGTAAAATCTTTATTCTTTTTCGCCATTGTTAAATATTTTGTGTTCTTCTTTTCTTATTGTTTTGAGTTCTTCGATAGTTTCGGTGATTCTCGTTTGAATATCCTTCATTTCTTCCTGAAGGCTAGTTAGTTTTTTGTGTACCTTCGCATATCGAAGTACACACTTCTTTTGTGCATCTGTTAGTTTATCAAATTCTATGTCCATATCTATACGCTTGGGTATTCTACGTCTCTATTATCATTTTCTACTTCCGTAATCATTTGATCTAGAGTATATTGTTTTGGATTTGGATTAGCATCATAAGCTTTCATAGCTTCTAGCGCCAATTCCTCTTGCATGATTCTCCTAACAGTTGCTCCTAATGTAGAGTCGTTTGGATTCGATGCAGTAGCTTCTTTAATTCTGTTGTAAAATAGTGTAGTCATAGTATTTTTTATTTGGTATTATATAGAGAAATACACAATTGTTTAAAATAAAAAAACCAGGAAATTAATCCTGGTTTATTTTAAAATAATGAAGTTGAATATATTAAGTTTCTATTTAATGTTTGAAGACCTAATACGATAAGTATTCTATTAATAGGATCGATAACACTTTTTTCAAATTGAAGTTCAAAATCGACTTCTGGTGCAAATTCATATGGATGTTCTCCAGCTTGAAACGCGAACATAGGACTTGTCTTATGTTTACAATGATAAATCTTTAGCTTTTCACCATTACCATTTAATTGATATTTTGATTTATATTTCTTATTGTTATTTAATAAGAAGTTATAAAAACCTGCAGCTCTTACATTTGCTGGACATTTAGTACCTAATTGAAATTCATCAGTATCATCAATTACATACTTATCTATATTATTAGTTCTTCTATTAAAGCAAATATGGTCAATATCACTTAACTTAAATTCTTTCTTTGACTGTTTTAAGAACTCTACTAACTTTGCGATCGTAGCAGCTGTTGGTTTTTCAGATAATAATATCTCTACTGCTTTTGTTAATTGTTTTCTTGCGACGGTCGGTGTAGAACTTTGGATAATATCAAAACCAGTAGTCTTAATCTTACTTAATGATTCAAATCTATCGTCTTCTTCTAGCATATCAAACCATGCTATATTCTGTAGATACTTTTTCTTAGATAACCAAATACCACTATATGAAATAGTTTCGAGGTCAAAGAATAAATGGTTTTTGGTATTCAAGTCTGTTGAATATTTCTCCATTGAACTTTGAATAAAACCAGTTAACCTAATTTTATAAAGCTGCATAATAAACTGGTCAATAGAAAGTTTTTCGCCTAACCATTCAATAGATTCATACATCTCCTCAAACTGAACGTAACATGAATCCGTATCAATATAAATTACAGATGGCTTTTTTACTTGTACCACTTTAATATTAAAATGATCGTGTACCTTAGTATCCTTATGCCATAATTTATTGAAGTATAGATTTAATCGCTCTTCAGAATATAGAATTGCTCCTTGTCCTTGTAACGTAATCGACTCTGCAATATCAATATTAAAGAAATGAAACCACTTGTTACCAAATGCACCATAAATCGAGTTAAGCGTAACTTTTACTGCCTGTTCATATGCTGTAAATTTCTTTGATAGAGTATCATAGTGTTCTTTTAATGTTAAAGCCTCTTCTTTTGTAAGAGAACTTACATCCTTTTCAATTAAGGCATCAATATTCATAGACTACGCTGTTTGGCAAGTTGCGATAGTCAATAATGTTTCTGAGTCATTAGATTTTAATACAACTCTATTACTCAAAACATGCGCAGTGTAATCTTCCTTATCTAATAAGTTTAAATACTTTTTGAATAATGTAACGTCTCCACTTTCATCTCCGTTTGCAGTTGCAGTAACCAACATGTTGTATGTTTTACCTTTTAACCTTACTCCATCTTTCTTTCTTTTAATAGAGAATGTTTCGTCTTTGTCAATTGCAAATAAAGATTTAACTTTTGCGATACTTGAGTAATCAAACTCAAAATCAAAACTTGCACCGTCTATATTAAAGATAGAAGCAACTTGAGCATCTGATAAATCTTTGTATCCTAATGACGGCTCTGAACATGCTAATGTAATATCTAACTCATCGCTGTAAATCTTAAAACTTGATGCTACGCAATCTTCATCATTTTCAATAAATTCAAATTCACCTCTAATAGATTCTCCATCAAATTGCTTAAATGCTTCAATTAATCTAGAAGCGTCGAAGAATGCAATTTTCAAATCCTTTTCCGTTGTAATCTCACCTTCTTGAATTACAAAGATTTCTTTTAAAGGAACTCTATTATGCTTAACTGCGTCTCTTTGTGGTAGATACGCTGAAGCTTCTACAACTCCGCCTTTAATCTTAAAATATACGAAAGAATCGATAACCTTTAATCGGTTAATAAATCCTACGAATGCTCCTTGGTTTACTTTACTAATATTTACTTTCATTTGTTATTTAATTTGTTATTTGTTATTATATAGAGTTATCTTAACTTGTTTATTAAAATAATTGATCTCGGTTTAAATTGTCTGCAAAGAATTGTTCCATTAAATCTCCACCAGCCCTTGCTACTCTTCTTCTTGAAATTAAATGTGGATTTGCTCTAAGTCTATGGTATACTCCGTATTGACAAAGACCAACTTCACATCCATAAGTCTTTAATTCATTCTGTTCGTCTATTAATATTCTTTTACCGTTAACTTCCACGTTATGTGTTGATTCATGTAAAAATATATCTCCAATTAAATCAATGTAATTCTCTCTAAACCAAATGACTCTTTCACCATAAGGTATTCTGCAATCTTCACCAAATAATAGATCTAATGTTAGTCTAGCTCCTGGACCAGGTACGCAAAATCTTTCATCGTGATTAGCGTTGATAGCAGGATTCACTGAATTTGAAGTTGCACAATGATAACCATAATACTGTCCGACTCCCTCCAGTTGTACAAGAATATCATACAGACCCTCAAGGGATTGCGCTTCTGACATTGCTTTTGTTATACCTCTTGGTATAAATGAAGCTACCCAAAGTAATATGTTTATCTTATCAGCGTTTCTTTCAACACCTCTAGATTCTGCAACATATGAATTTGCTGCTCCAAATAAACTTGTTCTAAGTTCAGTTGTTCCATATATTGGAAGTCCTAAGTCTACTGCATCTTTTAAATTCTTACGAATTACATCTTCATAGTCTCTATCAATCAAAAGTCTTTCAAAATCTACAAGTGCAGTTTTTGGATTAGGATCTCTTGTTAATACTTGATGAATACCTCTACCTCCGTAAAAGTGAGATATTATAGTATTGCAAATAATATTGTTTTGACTTAATCCTGAGGTAACAATGTTTTCCATTATATAGACCATCCTATCGTCTAATACAATTGCTGGATGAAAGTATTCAACATCGGCACCTAACGCAATATCTCCACCGTCATCATACTCATCATAAACACCTCTAGACCATAAAGCTCTATCGTTAATCTTATTGAAGAATTGACCAACATCTCTTATCAATTCCATGTCTACTTGGTCTATCATCTTCTCCTTAACTGAATTATAATTTTATTTAAAAGGTCTACTATTATTTTGAATTGTGTATCGCTCATTGTTTTATTTTGTAAAGAAACAATCGTAACCTATAAGCTTATCTGTAAATATTACAATTGGTTCAATTTTATTCTTTGGATATTTTGCTACAATGGTCTGAACAGATTCTCTAACAATACTATCAAATGTTCCAGCGTGCATCTCTATAAATAGAACATCTGGATAATACGCTAAAACATCTTCAAGTATACCATACTCTGCTCCTTCAATATCGATCTTAATAATATCTGGTTTATGGGTTGCTACAAGTTCGTTAAATCTTACATTTTGAACTTCGTCATATTCTTTGAATTGATTGTTCTTTTTCTTTATTATAGAAGTTGAACAATGATTCTTTTGACTGTTGTTCTTGTATATCTTTATTGTATCTTCTTCAAGACCAGAAACTGCACCATGAATCAACTCAACATTCTCAGAATCTTGAAAAGAATCAGCCAACATATTATAATTTCTAGGATCGCATTCAACTGCTATAACTTTAGAAGCTCCAAAGTCCATTGCGATTTTAGAGAAACCTCCAACATTAGCACCAAGATCAAGACAAACTTTGTCAGTATAATCTACTTCTGGTATTAAATAGTTTACGATGCTTTCTCCTATCATATCAGCATCTACTCTTTCTATTGCGCCTAAAAACTTTTTATATTCTGCCTTAAGTTTTCTTTTTGTTTTTCTGTCTATTGGTAATTCTATCAT